AGTCACTTGCTAAAACATCTGCTGGGGTTAGTTCTATCTGCGTATTGGATTGTCGGTCTAAATAGGTCTGATACTTTATTTTACCGTCTGAGTTTGGCACACAGTACAAAACACCCATCGATGACTGTGAGGCCGCCTGAGCCAGTTCTAGAGCGTTATCGATGGTACCAGAGCTATGCACCTTAAGCTCGTAATCGCCCGGGGTAGTAATCAGCGATGTGTCGTAGCCAAAAGCAGTCAAAATAGCCGCTATGCGAGTACCTGCATATGCTCTACCAAAACCCGATGAAGTGGTCTTGTTATTTAATGTGGCTAAGGCATCTACCGCTGTAATGTCATAGATGTAAAGTCCGTTACCGTTTGACCAATTCAGGCTAACTGTCAGGTCTGAGATGGTGCCAATAAATACCACTCGTTTTGAGTCATAACCTGTCGAGTCATACACCTGCCATAACACTTGATTACCGAGAGCAACAGTAGTTGGGAAAGTCTGACCTACTCCGAGCTGTAACTGAACCCTAAATGTCCCAGGTGACGGCTGCTCGTTAATGTCAGTGCGACCATGTGTACAGCTGATTGTGGAGATCATGGCGTAAGTGTCAAAGCCATGACCATTTATTTGCAAATAGTCAGCCATTTACAGTGCCCTGCCCACTAGATTTACTGCCCCAGTGCGGATGCTCGACTGTTGCAGTAGGCGCTCGATACTACGGCGAGCAGACTCACCATCGATAATCCCGTTCATGACGATAGTTACTCCACCGCTATTTAGACGGCTATTCGAAGTGATTGTGCCTCCGCCCATAGGTGTAAATAACTCTGGACCATGCTCACCCACCAAATAAGATGCTCCACCCATTACTGGACCACCCAAAGCCCTGTGACTATCAACAAAGTTTCTAGCACCCTGCAATAAACCAGCAGACCAGCCTAAAGGCCCAGCCATTTTTAAGATTTTTTGCCATACAGGACCACTAGGCAAATGTTTCATCATGTAATCAAAAGCTTTGGCAACACTGTTAATTCCATTAGCCAGCGAAACCATAGCATCAGCCAAAGCCTGAATATTGCTAGTAGCCCCACCCATGTTCTCTTTACCGCCCTTAAGCAAAGCATCAAATAAAGTTTGCAAACTAGTTGCAACATCCCTCAATGCTTTACCCAAGTTGTAACCAGGAGTGTTTCCAACTGGCGCACCAAGTTCGGCAGCTAATGCTTTGACCTTATTAGAGATACCTTTATTTGGGTCTTTGCCAGCAAAACCATCACCAACTTGTTCCAAAAGCGGAACGACAGTGCTCTGAATGTAGTCCATTAGATGGGTCAAAGGGCCCATCAGTTTATAGCCAATACCCTCCTTAAACTCATTCCAGCGTTGGCTCAAAATCCGCATTTTGCCAGCAAAAGTATCTGCACTAGCCTGCGCCTGACCCTGAAAAGTTTTACTCAAAACACCAATAGCCGCATCAAAGTTTTTAGTTTTAATAATGTTTTCATCAAGCGGAATACCGAGACGTTTAAGGGCAGTAATGTTTCCGTTATACGCTTTGCCAATTGCCAGTGAAACGGCTTCCAAATCTTTACCAGTGCCGGCAGAAACATCGAGGGCTACCTGTAAAAGGTTTTGAGATTTAGTAATGTCCCCTGTTGCTTGGGCTAGCCGTTGGAACGCTGGGCGTAACTTATCATCCGCTATACCAAACTGGAATTGCATTTTAGAAATGGAATCCTCGACAGCGGAAATCTGTTCCCGAGTGGCTTTGGTAGTGTTTTTTAAGGCTTTTGCTAATTTGGTTTGGGATTGTTGATCTGCGATGGCGGCTTTAACAGCATCGACACCGAAAGCAACAGCCATGCCAGCCACAGCAACACCGGCAAGTGCAGCAGATTTTGCAACACTTTTAAGTGAGTCTTTTAATTTGCCACTAAACGAATCTGTTTGACCTGATGCCTTTTTAATACCTTTAGCGAAATCAGTTGTATCAGCTAAAAGATTCAGTTTGAGTGTTCTAATGTTTGCCATTATCTATCGGGTCCCCATCGTTTTGTAAGTAATTTATACACAGTCTCAAGGTATTCTCGGCGGATGCGTTCCTGATTACGTCTCAGCGTTGGAAAAATAAAATAACCCCTAGAGCCTCGACCCATGCGACCAGAATAAACAGCAAACTTACGGCCACCCTGAGCAAATGTGCCAGGTCCACCTTGGCGAACACCAAACTCCGCACCAAATAAGAAATCAGACTGTGTTGGTTGTGGACTACCAGGGGTTTTAGATCGCTTAACTGGAATCTTACGACCACCACCAACAGTGATACTTGGTACCCGGTCTTTATTAGCTTTAATGGAGCGAGCGAGTAACATGGCTTGCTGTGGATTAGGTGCAGTTGCCGCTTTGCGTTTCATTTCCTCGGCAAGTGTTCCGACCATTTTTTTGGTCTCAACTCGGAGTAAATCCTGTGCTTCTTTGGGCATGGTCTTAAATGCTGTAAATAGCATTTTTTTATCCTCAGCATCCATTTGGATGTCGATTTTAATTTTGTCAGCCATCAGTGAGCACCTCCCATGCCGTTGCTATGTCAGCCATCGACCAGGTAAGCAAATCCCCCAACGGTATCCCTGTGGCGGTTGCCAAATGTATTAGATCCCTTTTTAGGCTTCCGACTGGGTGTCTTTTGGGTCATCATCAGCAACCTCGAAAGTCTCAAGTTTTTTAACCCAGTCTTTGTATGGTGTTTCTGATTCTGATGCTAGCCAAATGGAGTAGGTAATTATTTTGGTACTACCTTTACCCATTTTGTCTTGTGCTTCGGTGACGGTGAGCCCGAGGTCCTCCTCGAGCTTCACCCACACCCAAGCCTGGTCTAAATCAGCTGTGTATTTAGTTTTGTTGTTTATGTAATTGACTTTCACTGTTCCTGCTTTCTATTAGGATGCTGTAACTGTTCCACCTGCAACGACAAATGAAACTGAAACTGTTAGCGCATCGGTGGCGTTTCCACCGAGTGTTGGATAGTTAGGGTAAATGCTCCCTGAATAAGTTTTCGTAATAGCTCCTGCGGTAACTACAAAACTGAATGCGAGAGTCGTATCTGGCGCAGTCTTGGTGGCGTTCCATAAAGCCTCACAAACAGAGTTTGAGGTAGTGCCTGATGAAGTTGAGCCCCAGTCTTGAAACAGTTCGACCTGCAAAGTTGCAGTCTGATCTATGGTCTTGTAGATACGACCTGAGATTGTTTCCAATACTTGCTGATTTGTGTCGATTGCTAGGGTTGCGCCACTGGCTACATACTTGTAATCGACAGAGTTGATGGTCAGGGTTAAGTCCCGGCCTGTTACGTATTTGATTGCCATGTGAGCAGTCTCCTAGTTGATTGTGACATCAAGTTCGATGTCGGTGGTTAGGTATTCGGTGGAACCGATTTCATTTGAGGTAGGTTGTGAGAAATCGCCAACAGTTACATAGTCTGGAATTAGAGCTGCAACTGTCTCAATCATGTTCTCGAGATTGACTAGGGCGGCCTGATTGTCGTTATTGACAACCATTAAAGTTAAAGTGAATCGGGCTGCGAACCTTGATGGGGTTTGCCATAGCACATAAGGCGAACCAGGTACGAGCACAACACATGGAGCGAACATAGCCTCATTAGGGTATGCATAAACGGAGTATGAGGGGTCTCTGAGGTCGTCAGCGAGGTTTTGCCTAGTTTCGGTAAGACTCACCCTACAAACCCTCCCATGTCCATGTATGGGGCTAGCAAGCCCCTAACCCTTGTAACGAGTGCCTGACCTAAACGATGCGGTCCAGGAGTGAAATCTACTGCCTGGATTGAGCCACCTGGGGCTGTGCGTTGCTGGAAAATCTCGATAGCCACAGCGAGGGCCGCCTCTCTAACGGATGGTACGCTGTCGTAAATTAAGGCCTGAGAACCCAACAGTGCTTTGCCAAATGGTTTGTAACGCTTGAGATCAGTGTTCGATGCTGTTTTCGCTACTGTGAACCAAAAATCTGTTCGACTAACAACAGTGTAAGTGCCATTAAAAGTAGCATCTGTACCGCTGACCGTAACTGAATCCCCAATAGAGAGCGAGTTACGGTCAGCAGTCCAAAATGTTGCCACATTATTTGAGATTTGTGCTGATGCTATGGAAGCTCGATTGTAGTCGAGCAGGCCGTCAATCAAGTCTTCGGCAGCATCTGCGACCTGTTGCAAAGTCGAGTCAGGGTAGAGCGTTCCAACGCCCAGCGTTGTACGCAGCTCGTCTATGTCGATTTTGCTCATGTCAGGTCCTCGATGTGGCAGAGAGGGAGCCCGGGAACAGCATTGGCGAGCCCCCCCTCAGTCTGATTAAGTCAGGTTAAATCTACGTACGCCAGTCGCATCTTTGAGCAAGGCGCAACCGTAACCGTAAACGCCGACCCGTACTTGTCCAGTTTCGATTAACTGAACCTGCAAGCGAGTTGTAGGTGCTTCGTACCAGGTGATTGCTTCTGGAGCAATGATGAACGCTGAGTCATCTATCTTGGTTGTTACTGAGAAGTATGGATCTACATAAGCGTTTAGGCCCATGATGTTTCCATCGATAGCCTGACCACTGAATACGCCTGGGTTGTTCTGTGCGTTTGATGCGGTGAACAATGGTCGGCCTGTGGTATCGACTGCGCCAAGTAGTGTGCCCCACCAGTCGGTGTTGATAACTACGTTCCGAGCCTTTTTCTTTGAGCCTGAGAAACATGCGGCAGATTCTGTACCTGCGTAGCTGATGAAACCTGCAGCAGTTGCAGCAGTTGTTGAGGCCTGTGTACCTGATGCTAGGGCAGTTAGTACCGCTGAGTCAGTGGCTTTTGCGTAAGCATTACCCATCTGTGCTAGCAATTCGGTGTAAAACTCTGGTGATGAACGGTCGATGAGTTCCCATGAAACATCGTTCATGCCTGCATACTTAACAACAGTTCCTGTTAGGTAGGTGCTGGTCATGCCTGTTTCTGATGGTGCGCTACCTTCTGATGTTGATGCAACAGTTGGAGCTGTACCCAAATTAGGTACGGTGAAACTCATACCACTTGAAACCAAAGCCTGACGGCTAACAGCGTTAATTGCTGGGCGGTCAGAAATGGTGTTGGTGTAAAACTCCTGCAAGTGCTGTGGCAAAGTCAAACCGGTGTTAGTGCTGGTTGAGTCATCGGCTGCTCGAACGTAAGCCCGGGCATCCTCATCGCCAGTCATCTGCTTAATGCTGGCTTCTAGGTAGCCTGCGGCAGTAATGTTTAGGCGAGGTGCGGTTGTGATTGGGCTAGATGCCTGCACTACTGGTGCAGCGGCGGCTTCTACCTCAACCTCTGGTGTTTCGATTGGTTGTTC